CCGTCGATGGTCGTGCCGCTTACAAGCTGTGGATCAGAGTAGGCAACACCAACTGGTTTGGTATTGACCATTTTAATCTCCTAAAAGAAAAGAGTGGGCCAAAGCCCACCCTATTAAGCGACGCGGTAACCAACCCAAGTAGCTGCCGCTGTGCGAACAAAGCGGAAGATGCCAGAGGTGACAGCAGCAGCCGAAGCTGAATTGATGGCAAGATAAACGTTACCAACAAACGTGACGCCTGTGTTAACAGCAAGGTTAACAACGTCGCCGCTGGTCGTTGAGATGTTGATAATAGAAACATCAAACGTGCTGCCAATCTTAGCGTTCGTCAGCAGAGCATCCAACTGCGCGCCCGTTGGAACGGTCACGACAGAAGCGCCTGCGCCGCCACTTGCAACAGTAATAATGCCTGACGTAGCTTGAGCTGCCGTAAGCGTATTAGCTGCGCCCGTTAGAGCTGTAATTGAGCCTTGGTCGCCCAGTACCTGTTCATTAAGGTTGCCATCGCCTAACTGATAGCCACCACCGACTGAAGGAAGTGCCATGTGATTTAACTCCTAAATTGCGAGAAAGAAGGGGCTTTCGCCCCCTCTTATTAGCCCCAAAGACGAGCGGCCATTACCGGACGGATCGCGCTGTAGCCATACAGCACGTCAATACGGCAAGGCATACGGTCATTGTTGATGTCGTATTGGCGGACAATACGCAACGAAATGCCGTTGTGAACCTGACGCGAAGCCATATCAACACCTTGTGGAAGGAGAAGATCGGCAGTCGCGAAAGAGATCGCGTCTTTGTGATGGATCAAGTTCTGTGGATACGTCGTCGAAGCAGCGCCGAGGAATGTGATAGCAGCGCCCGAAACAGGGAAGCTGTTGACGGTTGCTAGAGCGTTTGTTGACGTATAGATCGCAGGAGAGATCGACACGCTCGAATAAGCAGACGACGCAGCGGTGTTAGCCGCAGTTACTACGAACTGCTGAAGCGAACCAGTTGACTCACGGGTCTGCGGGTTGACAGCATACACACCAGCGATGGTGAACACGTCACCAACAGCAAGTGTTTCACCGGTCGTTGCACCGCTGATGCCAATCGTTGACTGACCCTGCGTCGCAACAGTCGTCGTTACAGTGTAAGACGCTGAAGTATTACGCGAGCCGGTCGTGAACTGACGGATCGACTGCGTCATGTTCAGCTCGTCGTAGCCAAGGATACCTTCGCCCATCAAGCCGTTTTTGAACTGCTTGCTGATGGTATCAACTGGGTTGAACAAGCCTTTCATGCCTTCGATCAGACCAGCGTTAGCGGCTGGATTGACGGCGACATAACGCTGAGACATTGGCGTAGCAAATTCGTTCAGCTTCTGGTTGCCCTGAAGAAGAACAAGCGACGTAGCTGGCGTGGTGCCTGGCGTGCCAACAGAGTTATAGATCTGCTGATAAGCATTAGCGACGTCAGCGTCGATGCTGGAAGCAAGCTGAGAAATACGTGGCTTAAGCACGCGTTCAGCAAAGTCGTCCAACTGCATCGTAAGTTCGGCAGACGTAAAGTTCACGCCAATGTGCTTCTGTGAAGAAACCGTCAAAGTCGTGTATTGCTCGTTGTCGTCCTGAACCTGAAGAGCAGCACCGTCCGTGACCAAAGCGCGGTCAGGAAGACGGATACGGAGGGTCGAACCGATCTTAGCGCCTTCGACGGCAAAGCTGTCGTCATACTGGCGGTTGACCGTGCGGGTGATTACAAGATTGTTCTCCAGAATTTCCAGAGCCTTTCTCGTAATCATATCAATTGTTAAGAGTGAATTGCTCATTTTATGTCACCTATCTGCGACGTTGAGCCTCTAACTTCCTAAGTTGCCGCTGTCTATCCGCTTCAATCCATTCAGATGTAGACATTGATTTCATTGACCGGGGGTCAGTTGTATCATACGTCGGGGCACCAGATGAACGCGGAGCAACAGGAGCAATAGGAGCAGGGGCAGTTGATGTCCTTTTAACCGGCGGATCTGACGCTAGTTTAGCCTCAAGTTTACCGATCTCCTTTGCCTGCAAAATCGGCGGCAAATTGGCGATCCGCTGGGCTTCTTTCGGATTAGACCCTAAGTGATAAATCACTTCAGGGCCAATGTCTGAAGCCTGGATGGCTTGAGCCATATAGTCCGTTACGGGGAGGTTCGGATTATACGCGACTTGTTCAAAGTCATCGTATCTCTCGCGGGCTTCCTCTTCGCGGTCTTTATACGAATCAAGCAGAGCTGCCTGTTGTTTTGCGGCCTCTCGTCGTGCCAAAAGTTCTTGAGCTTTTTGCTCTGCCAATGCTTCTGCATAGGCTTGCGCGTTCTCAAAATCATCTGGCGCGGGTGGAGGTGCGACGGGCTGTCTAGCCTGTTGCTCCGCAAGCCGTTGGGCCTGCTCTCTTTCCCATTTGCGCTGTTCTCTTGCGAGGCGTTTGCCTACAATCGCGTCCAGCTCTTCTTGAGAGAACGATTTTGTAGACTGTTGTTCCTCCGGCGTCGTCTCAACAGATTCAGGTGCCGCCGTGGCTTCCTGTTCCGGCGCGGGGCTGATCTCCGTTACAGCCTGTTCTTCGTCGCTCAAGGCAACTTCCTTTCTAACCTAGCTATCCGGCTAGTCGGTAACGTATATATTTACTCTTTAGGCGTCTGATCGTCAACTAATACCCAAGAGTGTCTTTAATTCTTGGACAGTTATACCAGCCGCCGCGAGTTTCTCTTGTGGCGTTAATGGCGCTGGTTCTGGCGGTGGAACGTATGGGTTAGGCGTGTTGCCCTCAGCAAGCCAAGCAAGATAGGCTTGATAGTCGGTGTTGGCTTTGTCAAATGGGATTGATATGCCGTCAGATCTATTAACAGAATATATTTTGCCATCTATCTGACAAGCAATTTGATAAGTTAGCATTTACAACTCCGCACTTAATGCTATGCAGTTTGGTGAAATTCCCTGCACTTTACTGACTGTTGTTGCGGTAGACGGAACTACAGTAACTTCTACACCGTTTGTAGTTTGATAAGTTTGAAGTGTAAGTGAAGAAGCGTTTCTATACGCCACATTATAATCTAATAGAACACCAGATGTTGCGTAGAGAGAGGGAGAGGGCGCGGCTCTCATTGTGACGGGGCCACATACAATATAATTTATTACGGTGGTTGTTGATGAAAATCCAGCTGTTCCTAAATTTAGCGCATAATACCTCTGACACTGCGCCAGCTGATCGGAGTAAATCTGCCGCTCATACGGAGTGGCGACTGAGCCGACTTCTAGTTGGACGCCGGTAACATACCAAGTAGCAGCATTAGTTCCTACAACAGATACAGCGCCAGTTGCTGTTTGATAGTTAGTAGCGCCCCAAGAACCTGTTGCGCCACTATATGTAGATCCCGCTCCAAGGCCGTAAGAAATATAAATACTAGTTGTATTATTGGTGGTCCAAGTGCCAGCGGTGTCACCCGCTATTGGTATTGATATGTATGTCCACGTATTAGCAACAGGTATTGAATAACTAAAAGCATATGACCTGTTGTTAGATCCGTTCCCTAAAGAGCCACCAAAGGTTCCGGTTAAGGAAGAATATACCCAAAATGAAACGGTAACGCTTTTAGCGCCAGAAGTTCCCCATGCTAGATCTGCAATATTAAGACCTTCAATTCGCTGCACTATTTGGAATAAGTCACTTGCGCCAACTGAATAAGATGACGAAGAAGTTATTGCTAAATAGTTTGTAAATCCTGCTGCCAATCTTGTGGCATAACCTGTTTCAGTTGTTGATGGCGTTTGCTGAACAGTAAATTTAGACGCGACAGTTCCGTAACAAAACCACCTATCAACTGTGTAAACATTTGTAGTGCTTTGTGTTACACTAGCTCCCGCATTTCTCTGGTCAACAGCCATATTACCATTGATAATACGATTGCGCTTGAAGCTGCTTCCCATAATAACGGTGCCGGACGTCGAGATCGTCCCAAGGCCAGTAGTTGTGGTTGGCGCAGTTCCAGAAATAGCGGTTCCAAGCAATAAGCTGCCGTAAGTATCTAAACGCGCATTTGCTACGCCGCTTGTATAAAACGACATCGGCAAATATGTGCCAGTTCCATTAATGCCCGACACCAACTGGACGTCTGTCGAACCATTGGTTGCAATCAAGATCTTGCTAGCATTTGTTGGATCGGCAGCATTAGTTGCCTGCCAGCTTGCGGCAGTTGCTGTGCCGTTAGGTAGAGCATAAATGCCGGTCGAAGCATTGGTTGTGCTAGTCTGAAAAGCGCGGCGACTATTGACCGTTGCGTTATCAAAGTCAGCTAATATACGGCCAGCGGTGCCAGTATATGTCTCATTGCCGCTAATAGTTGGCGTCGTAATTGTTGGCGATGTTGAAAACACAAGATTTGTGCTTGTCGTGCCTGTAGCGCCAGTGGCGGTATAACCCGTGATATTATTAAAAGCCGTGATACCAGCGGTTCCTGTAGCCGTGCCACCTTGAGCGACAGCCAGATAACCACTAGCATTAAGAACGGCCAATCCACTTGCGCCGTTTGTGGAGTTTCCTAACGCTGTAGCTACGCCCGTACCAAGACTGGCGATACCTGAAATAGGAAGACCAGTGCAACTCGTCAACGTGCCGCTAGACGGTGTGCCAAGAGCACCGCCATTAACAACAAATGCGCCAGCCGTGCCGACATTAACGGCTAAAGCAGTAGCAACATTCGTGCCGAGCCCACTAATGCCTGTGCTAACAGGTAAACCTGTGCAGCTTGTTAATGTGCCGCTAGATGGCGTCCCTAATGCACCGCCATTAACAACAAATGCGCCAGCCGACCCGACATTAACGGCTAAAGCAGTAGCAACACCTGTTCCTAAACCGCTGACACCTGTAGAAATTGGTAAGCCTGTGCAGTTTGTTAATGTGCCAGATGTCGGTGTGCCAAGTATTGGTGTAACAAGCGTCGGCGACGTAGCGAGGACAACATTTCCAGAGCCAGTCGTTGCAAGCTCGCCTAAGACGCCAGCGTTATCATAAAGAATACGACCAGTTGTGCCACCTGAAATGGCAGTAGAACCGATTGTTAAACCAGACGCTACTGTTGTCCAAGTCGTATTACCGGCACCGTCAGTTTGTAAATATTGTCCGTTCGTTCCCGCTGATGTTGGGAAGGTCAGTGACCATGCAACAGAATTATTGCCCGATTTTAAACTGATAGCATTAGCGCTAAGAGAATTATAAAGGTTAAATACGCCGCTTGTTGTTGAAGCTACGCCGACGCCAACTGTCGCGGTGCCGTTGAATGTAAATCCTGGCGAACCGCCAAAGGAACCCGCGTTATTATACTGAACTTGCGTGGTTGAGCCGCCAGGCGAGCCCCCGCCACCACCGCCGCCTGCCGCCCAAGTCGTATTACCAA